GAGGGCACGGTAGAAATGCAGCATGGTTCAGGGTGGGGTTAGGGGCTGGGGTGGTGGGCGGTGCCCACCCTACGATTAGGCGACGGCGTTCTCAATGAAGTAGCCCAGGTCAGGCGCGGAGATGATCTCCTTGAGGCTCCAACCCACGCGGGTGATCTGGCCGCCGCGCATCCCGATGTGGGGGTCGGGGATGGTGCCCGCGATGCGAGACCCGAACTGGCCCGTGAACCCAAAGGTGGTGCCCCGCTGTGGGCCTGCCAGGGTATCGCGGTACAGCAGGGCAATGTGCTTGCCCCACACCCGCGCATAGGTGGCGGCTTGGCCACGGGCGGCGGTGTTCAGCCAGCCTTGGCCCACGTAGATTTGTTCGATCTCCAGCAGCTCAGCCACCTGCTCACGGGTCACGGTGCCCGCCGCTCCGGTGCCTGCCCCAGTGCCCTTGATGGCCTCAATCATCTTGGGATGCTGGCGAAGGACGCGCCACGCATCCTGGCCGATGACCATGATGTTGGGGCGCATCAGGGGGATGTCGAGGCGTAGCAGCAGGTCGCTCAGGGGGTTGCTGTCGGCGTGGCTGTATTGGGCGGTGGAGGTGTGCGCCACCTTGTTACCGCTGGGGTAGGTGCCCGCCGCAAACACCAGGTTGGCCACCCGGATCTCATGTCGCAGCGTTAGCAGGTTAGACAGGAACTCGGTACTCTTGCCCACCACGTCATAGCCGGGGATGTTGTTGGCCTCCAGGTCGTCCTGGGGGATGGGGTCATCGTAGGCGTAGTCCTCGGTGCTGTCGGTCACTTCCGTCCCGGTGAAGCTGAGCTGGTTAGGACGGCTCTTGCGGCCCACCTTGTCATCGGGCGCGGTGAATCCTTCTTCCTTGGTGTGCTTGATGTAGGTGAACTTTTTGGAGACCGGGGTGATGGGTAGCACCTCCGCCCCAATCAGCACCGGGTTGCGGTGGGCAATCGCCACCGCCGTGTATTCGTTGTTAGTCGGAAACGGGTAGTTCGCAGTCATGGCGTTCTGGGTTTACGGGGGGGTATGGCGTAGGGTGGGCACCGCCCACCATCAATCAGGGCTAGGCACCTTGCACAGAGCCAGGGCCAATCAGCACCGCGCCAATGTCGCCGGATACCCCAGCAACCAGGGCTGTGCCAACGATGCGGTTGTTCACGCCAGCGGCAGGCGCAGCGGCCACAGCATAGCCACTGCCATTAGCCGTCACCAAGTCACCCGCGCTCACGTTGCCGCCGTAGATCACCTCGGCGATGCCAGAGACAAACACATCCACCCGGTCGCCACTGGCAGCGGCCACCTCACTAGAGATGCCAATCAGCTTGTCTGTGGCAGCGGCTCCGGCCACCACCTCGCCAGCGGTGCTGTGGGGTTTCACAATGATCCGGGCAGGGATGGCCCCGCCAGCATTAAACGCTTTTACCAGTCCGTCAGTACGCATAGGGAATCAGGGGTTAGAGGTCAGGGGTCAGGTCTTCTCCTGTCCCCCCTCTCCTAGGAAGGAGAGGGGGCTAGGGGGTGAGGTTCCAAGGCCAGGGGTGAGGGCCGTTATTTTTTGGCGACCTTGGCTACCGCTTCGGCGGCTCCGATGGTGATGCCCTTGGCGGCTTGCTCAGCCTGGTAGGTGCGGGCCGCTTCGGCTAGGGCAATGGGGTTCTCGGCAAAGTCCACGGTGTCGCTGGGCTTGGCCACCTCACCAAATTCCACCAGCTTTGGAAGGCCGTTTAACAGCCCCTTAAACCGCTCTAAAGGGGTCTCGCCTTCGGCAAATTCCACCTCGGTCGGGTGGCCAGGGTCGAGGTGGCAGAGGAGCGAAACCACGGTGTCCTTCTGACTGGGGTGCAGTTTCTCCTTCAGGCTCTCGGCAAAGGCAACGTGCTCGGCCTTGGTTAGCTCCGCTTCCTTGGCGGCTAGCTTGGCCTCGCGTTCAGCCAGGGCCGCTTCACGGGCAGCAATCTCTTCAGCAGTGGGCATAGGGTCTACCTGGGTAGGGGTGTCGTCAGGGTCAAACTCTTGTCCCCCCTCTCCTTCCTGGGCTAGGGGGCTAGGGGGTGAGGGCGGCTCGGCAGTGGGGGCATCCTCAGCAAAGGCCACCTCCACCACGTCGCTCTCTTCTTCGGCAAAGCTCACATCGGCCAGCCCCTTAATCGCCGGAGGCTGAGCACCCAACAGCCCAACGTCCCTGAGGTAGTAAACGCCAGGGACAGGGTTGCGGGGAGAGGTGGGGGTATAAAATCGGGCGCTGCGTTTCTTGAAGGGGCCACTCACCAACTCGGCAAATTCGGCCACGGTGTTATGGGCGGTGGCCACCAAGCCCCCCTCGCCAAACTCCAACGCCTGCACCCAGCCATAGGCCGGGGCGGTGTCTTTGGGATGGCCAATGACCACAGGCGCTTCGTGCTTGGCAGGGTCGTAGGCGGCGGCACTGGCCACCAGGTCGGCCTCCGAAAACACAACCGAGGTGCCGTTCTGGTCGGTAAAGCTGCCCGGTCGGGCAAGGGGCAAACGGGGCATAGGGCGCACAGAAAAACCACTGCGCCCAGTATCGCCACCCGGCCCGCCCATGGGCAGGCGGCAGCCCTGCCACCTGCCCAATGCCCCAACCCCGCCCCACAATGGAGGCTGACCCCAAGGAGCCACCCCGGCCCATGAGCATCAAATCTAGCCCCGACCGCATTCTCGATATTCTGGAAGCCCGGTTCCAGCCCAGCACCGTCAGCCGCACGGCAGTGAATGCCAGCGCCAGCAGCGTGGCCCTCGTTGCCGCTAATGCTGGCCGGGTGGGCCTCGCGATTTTTAATAATGGCAGCACCGATCTGCATCTGGCCTATGGAACCACGGCGGCTACCACGACGAGCTTTTCGGTGCGGGTTTCCCCTGGTGGATTCTATGAGGCTCCGGTGGGCTGGGCGGTGCTGGCGGTGCAAGGGATTTGGTCGGGTTCGCCCACGGGGACGGCTCAAATCACGGAGGTGCTGTAATGCCTTTGTTTCTGCCTAGACCTACCCTCGCTGATCTTGGTGGGCAATCCCTAGACAGCGACTTGACTGACATCGCCACCCTCGCCACGACGCCTTTTGGGCGTGCGTTTTTGACCCTGGCAGACTCTAGCGGAATCACGGTGCAGCAAAGCACCTGGACTCCGGCGTATGTAATGACGACAGGCGGCGGGGTTGCAGCCTCAACGGCTGTGGGGGAATGGATGAGGATCGGCAAGCTTTGCATTTTTTGGGCAGAATTGGCAGGGCAGGCGGATGCGGCTGTGGGAACCGTCCGTCTATCCATCCCTTTTCCCAATGTTGGGAGTGCTGTGCCCGTAAGCATTTCCAGAATTGCGGCCTGGGCTACAAATTTTGTAGCCCAGGGCACCGTCAACACCGGGAGTATCAACACAACAATAACAATCACGAAAAACCTATCATCAGAACTCGCCACCGCTGTAGCCGCCTCTGATTTAAGTACGGCAGCAGCAGCAAACAGCATCAGATATTGTGGATTTTACGAGGTGGCCTAGCCATGATCACTATTCACAATGGCGTAATTTTCCACCGATCCGAAAACAATCACATTCGGCCTTTCTATCCGCACCAGCCCTTGCCCAATGACGCGCCTACAGAAGTGCAGATAGCGGCGGCAGAGCTATGGACTCCTGAGTTCGTGGCAGAGTGGGTCGCTCAGCAAAACCCAGCGCCGACACTGGAGGAAGCTATAGGGGCCAAGGTGGCCGAAATTAAACAGCACTACTCCCGCCTGTCCTTTGAATACCAGGGCCATGTTTATCAATCTGACAAGGCTGCTGTCGCTGACCTAACGGCGTCTTTGTTGGTGGTTCAGACGGGCCTTCTGCCTGCTCCTCCTCCCTGGCGCACGATGGATAACGAGATGGTGTCCTTTACCAGTGCTGAGTTTGTGGCTTTCGCCACTGCGGTGTTTCAGCACAAGGAAGGGTTGTTCACTGAGATGGTCGGCCATGTCGATGCTGTCCGTGCTCTGGCGACGGTTGAGGCGGTGCAAGCCTACTCATTCGGGTAGGCTTGCCTTCGCCAGGGGCTAGGCCGCTAGGGCCATCAGCACCTCCCGGTCGGTGGGTAGGGCGGCTAGCAGTTGCGCCTTGCGGGCGGCGCGGGCACCGGGCACCTTGGCTTGCTGGCCCAGGGTGCGCAGTTGGGGCACCGTCAGCCCTGCGTAGGTGCAGGTGATGGTGGCGGGGTAGTGGGGGTTGGCCTCAGTGCCAAAGGGGTCTGCGGGTTCGGCAGCGGGAGCCTCAGCGATGGGCCGCTCCAGGCAGGTCTCCACCTGGGCATCCACCCAGGACTGAATGATGATCCGGGCGGTTTGCCCCAGGGCGAAGGCGACGACGGCCCCGACGTACAACGACCAGACGGCCACCTTGACCGCTTGCACGGTACGAGGATGGGTGACCAGGGCGTGGATGCGCCAGCAGTCGCGGCGGGCCTTGCGATAGCAGATGGCAGCGGTGTCGGCGGCGCTGTGGGCGGTGATGGTCAGGAGGTTGAAATAGGAAGAAGACTGCATGGTGGTGTCCCGTGTAGAGGTTGGGGTTTGTTTTGTCCTGGCCGCTGCTCTTCCGGCCCGTCACCCGATTTGGTATCCCGCTGGGGTGCGGCTCTGTGGTGTGGGGCGGTGTGGTGTGTGCCCCGTTGATATAGTTATAATTCCTTTGTAGGGAGTAAGTCAACCCCCATGTACAAAAAAAGTTTAGAGGCCGTCCAGGCCACCGCCGCAGAACTCCCCAGCGCCCCGGTGGTGGTGCTGTCTGGGGTCATCCTCACGGCTCGGCATTGCTACGATGTGCTGGCCGCTGCCAGGGGGCCGATGGTGGCCCAGGCGGTGGCCGACCAGGTGAGCCACCGCACCGGGCGATTGATTGGCGCGGAAACCGTGCGGCAAATCCTCCGGGCCTTGCAGGCGGGTGGTCTGCCTATCGAGTCGCTGAATCGGAAGGGCTACCAACTGAAGCGCTAGCCAACGCCGCCACCAGCTCGGCCTTGGTCATGGTTGAGTAGCCGGGGAGCTTCGCCGCCTTCGCCCTATCCTTCAGGTCGCGGATAGATAGAGTGGCTAGGTCAGGGGTGCTGGCCACCTGCATCCAGCCTTCGATCTGGGCTTGGGCTACCTCGCGAATCAGCGCTAGGCGAAGGCTAGTCCGTTGAGCAGGGGGGATCTGAAATTCTGCCAAGACCCTATCAATGCGTTGGGAGAGATCGGTGCTGTTCACGGTCGTCCTCTGGATCAGCGATCCGCTATCCCTCTAGCCTAGCCGAATCCGTCTTAGGTGCTCTGATGCCCCCAATTCGTTCTAGGGCATTCTGAGCGGGCTGAGCGCTAGGTGATGTAGTCGCCCAAGATCCGCAGGATCTCTTCCTGGTCTTGGGGGCTAATGCCCAGGAAGGGGCGGGCGGGGATGGTGGCCTTGCGGCCTCGGCCTGCTTGGCCCCCTAGCTGATGGATGGCGGCATAGACCTCGTTGCTGCCAATCACCACATCGCTGCGGCTGGCCTTGTAGCGGATGGTGTCGCGCAGGGTGCCGCGTTTGGCGAGGATTCTTTTGCCACCGTCTACAACACTCCTCATCCGGGCCTTGCGGGCGGCATAGCGGGGGGAGAGCGCAGCCCACTTGCTGCCGTCTGGGGCGGTCTCGGTGTCGAACCTGCTGCGGGTGGCCGTGATCATGTAGTCGCCAATCTCTTGCATGGCGGGGGTGAGGTCGGCCATGTGGTCTATCACCCGGTCGATGGCCTTGCGGAGTTCGGCATCGTCAATGCGGACGGTGATGTTAGCCATTGGCATTGGTTTCTAGTGGTTCATAAAGGATGCCGTCCTTCTCGTTGCCCACGGGATTGATGTGCTCCACGTCGCCACTGGCAAACCAAATCGGAATCCCATCTGGATAGGCCGCGCACCCACGGGGTTCTCCCTTCCGGTAAGGGTAGATGTGCTTACACGTTTGACAGCTGCTAACCATCACCAATCACCTCCCCAATCTTCCTCTTCACTTACCGCCCCTGGATTGTAGTTATCCAGATCGCCTAAGCCCATCCATTCATCCTCCAGCGGGTCGCCTGCAATCACTCGGCTAGGGGCACTCCTGAGGGTGGCGGCAGATTCGTTCCCTTCGGGCAGCAGGTCCTTTGCGCTCACACTAGGATCAATCACGATCCTATCTAGCTGTTGACTTAGCCGTTCGTTTTCTACTGTCACCACCTGGCGCTGGTCAAAGGCAACGCCGTATCCCAGGTCGGTCAGGTAAATCGAATCATGCCCACGGGCCTTTAGGAATGCCGTTAGAGTTGCTGAGTCCACGCCGTTGGTTTGGCTTCCGGGGAAGGATGCGCCCAGAGCGTCCAAATCTGCGGAGGTCACCACATAGGGGTTGTTCGCTTTGATGTGGCTCGTAACTAAGCCAACCTCGACGTTGCCGTTTTGGCTGGCTGCTTTGGCGTACAACTCCCCAATCCCTCGGTCTACGCCGAAGTAGGTTCCCTGGCCGTAGATGCCCTTGTCGTTCAGCCAGGGCTTGGCCCCATCGCCAGCAATGTCGTCGGTGATGCTGCGGCGGTTGCCGTGGTAGAACCGAGTCGTTCCGAAGTAGGAATCCTGGAGGTAGGCGGCGGCTTCGGTAGGGGTCATCTGGGGTTTCCAGCCCCGTGTACTATCCCCCGGCATCAGCGGCGCATTGATGGCCTGGTCTATGTCAGCAATCAATCGGTTCCGCCCTTGGGCGGCTTCTCGCGCCTGCTCCAGCCTGGACTGTTCAGCCTTATTAAATTTCACAGACGCCAAGGCCGCATCGATGGGGATGTAGCCATTCAGGGAAACCGCATCCTTGACCGCTGTTTGATAATCGCCTTTTCGTGCCCTGGGGTTGGCCGCTTTGTATTCGTCCCAGCTCAGGTTGTGGGCAGCGGTGGGGTTGTCCTGGTTCTTCTGCCAGTAGCGGGCATCCACATACTCGCGGAATTGTCCCGGGGTGAGATCCGTTTTAGCGTTGGGGTTCCAGTTCGGATCGCCCTTCAGGCTTGGGGGCACCGTGGTAGAGGCTGGGCTGGCGGGAGTCGCCGCAGGCTGCGGGGCTGGCTTGGGTTGAAACGCCGCTGCCTCTCGCCTCACCTGCGCCGCCAATGCCGGGTCTAGCCTGCGGGTCACGGCATCCAACAACTGGGCGCGGTGCTGGGGGCCGCTGCTGCCGTGCAGGTGGCCCCAGCCTGCGGGTGGGTTCATCGCCGTGGTTTGCCCTGGCAGATCGGGGATGGGCAAGCGGTCGCCCAGTTGTGGCCCTGGCTCTGCGGCCAAGCCCCGCCGCTCCAGGTCTCGGTCGCTGAGGGTGAACACGCTGCACCGACAACCGTAGCCCTGGGGCGGGCTACCGAAGCTGCTCCAAAACGGGTCATCGTGGCGAAACACTTTGCCATCCAGCGCCAGGTGTTGGGGGCGGGGGTGGGCGCTGCCGCCGTGTCGCCATTGCCAGTAGGGGCGGCTGGTGGTCACTTGCTGCATCTGCTCGTAGCGGCCAGCGGCGTAGCTGGTTCGCAGGTTGGTGTCCCAAATCACGTTGGCCCGCCATGCGCTGCCGCCCCGGAACGTCCAGCCCGTGCGCTCCACAATGCTGTCAAACTCTTGCCGGAACTGCTCTAGGGTTTGCCCCGTGGCAATGGCCCGATCCACCGCCGACCGAAAATCATTCAGCACCGCGCCCTTGGCCCCAGCCACCACAAAGGCGGCATCGTGCTCGGCCCCAGACACATCCCGGTAGCTGTCGGTGGGCACATTCACCCGCTCGGCCAGAAAGGCGATCTGCTCCTCAAACGGTAGCCGTTGCCAGGGTTCAGCCATAAATCGTCCCTCGGTTTTGCTCCTTCTCCCACAGCACATCCCGCAGCGCTAGATAGTCCTCCAGCAAGATGAGGAACTGCCCCTCCAGCAAATCCCGTGGCATCAGCGCCAGGTGGTAGCGGGTAGAGTGCAGCGTGAACTCTCGCTCTAGGGTGGGTGGGTTCATGCGTCTTCCTGCTCCCACTGGTGGTCAAGCTCTTGGCGGATGCAAAGCGCCGCCGCCTCTTGCAGCACCCGCGCCCACTCCAGCGGCGTGGTGTGTGGGTCGGCCTGCATGATGCGCATCAACTCCAGCTTGGCCTTGCTCATGCGGCCCAGGCTGTGGCACTCGGCACTGGTGCAGTGGCTCGGATGGTCGCTCAAAATCATGGGGTCTCCTCCTGGGCAATCTCGGTCTGTACGGCATAGCGGCCCGTCAGCCTAGCGGCGGTCATCGCCTGGGTCAGCGTCTCTGCTAGGGGGCCGCTCTCAAGCTCCGGGAACAGGGTGATTAAACGGTCGTTAAATTCCTCCAGGCTCTCGGCCTCGCCCAGCTCCCGCCGCACCACCTCCACCATCGCCACAATCTCCGGCTGCGCCTGCGCCCGCAACCGCAACAGCAGCGGCCCAATGGGGTCGTCCTCACCCTCCGCCATCTCCACCTCCTCCACCTCTTGTTCCCCCTCTCCTCCCTGGGAGAGGGGGCTAGGGGGTGAGGGCATCTCCATCAACTCATACCCATCCCCATACACCTCCGCCACACTTTCCACCGTGCGCCGAAAGCCCATCTCAAACAGAAGCTTGTCGCGGGTGGCCACCTCGGTCAGGTCGTCCTCATCCTCAAAGATCCAGGCGAACTGCGGCGGCTTGGCCCCCTCTCCCAGGATGGGGCGGTTCAGTTCCACAATCCAGCGAATCAGGGTGCGGTCTAGGGTGCGGCTCAGTAGGTCGGCATCGGCCTTGATGATGGCCCCCATGCCTTCACGGGCCACCTCGTCACGGGCACGGCTACCGCCGCCGTCGCTCTGGTTGGTGGTGCCCGTCTGGCCCAGGATGCACTCACTGATCTGCTCGTCGCACCACCGGGCCAGCCCCTCATAGGTGGTCACGTTGCCGGATCGGGTGGCCTCCAAAAACTCAATCAGCATCCCCTCAGGCAGGGTGGTGGCCATGCCCTGGGTGAGGTTGGCCAGCGCCTCTAGGAGGATGGCCTTGTCGGCTTCGCTGGTGCCCGGTGGGTATTTGCCCACGGGGGTGGGGCTACCAAACTTGTCGGCAAATATCAGCCAGAACTGAATGTTCTGCCGCTTAAAAAATACAGGCCAAAACACTTTGCTGCACAGGCCCAAACCGTAGGGGTTGGCATCGCTGGCGGTGGGGCTGTGGTAGATGAACTTGCGGTCGGGGATAGGCTCTCCCCGGCTCCCGCTGGCATCGGTAATCAGCCGCAGTTCCCAGGCTCCGGCTTCGCCCAGCACCCAACCAAACCGCCGTTGATCCTTGGGTCGCACCTCGGCCACAAAGATTTCCTGGCCATCCTGCGCCCACATAATCTCGCCGACGCCATAGCCCTTGGCCGTCGCCTCCAACAGGTTCAGGGCCACGCCATCAAAGCCAGACCCACCGTAGTAGTTGGCCAGGGCATACTCCCTCGCCCCCAGCGCCTCTAGCTGGGCATCCACTAGGTCGGCGGCTTTGATGTCGGCCTCGTCGTCGCTGGCAGGTTCTAGCTTCCAATCACGGGCAATCAGTTCCAGCTTGCGCTGCTGAAAGACGGCATGGGCGTGGGGGTCTTCCATCACTCGGTCATACAGCAACAAGCCTTGCCCACCGCCACGGGCTTGCAGGGTGCGGTCGGGGTTTTGCAATACAAAGCCCTGGCCCCCAAAAAAGCCCATGAAGCTGAGGAAGGATTTTTGCAGGGTGGCAAATTCTTGGCGCAGGTTGGCGGGTACTGGCATGGCGGTGGGTGGGGGTTAGAGGGTGAAGCCGTCAAGTTGGTAGCCCAGGCGAGGGGTGCCCAGGCTGGCGTATTCGATGGGCTGGTGAGGGTTGGTGGCCGCATGGACGGCTAGCGCCTGCGCCCAAAAATAGTCGGCGTGGCCAGCGTCGGTGCGCTCGGCATCAAAGCGGATGTTGCCCGCCGAGGTGGTCAGGCGCTTCACGGCATGGAGGCTATCGCGCACATCGCGATGGATGGGCACCGTCACCTGGCGATCTTCGTAGCGCTGCTTGAGTACCGTGGCCAGGTCTTGCTTGGTGGTGCCGCTAAACAGCACCCCCTCAATCCGGCTGGTGCCGTACTCTCGCTGGGCCAGCTCCACCAATACCTCGCCCATCCCGGTCTGGTCTAGGCAGGCACGGCGCACGGGGTAGGCATCCATCAAGAACCGGAATTGCTTTTGCTGAAATTCAAAGTTCCGGCCCCGCATCCGCACGATCTCCGCCGTCTTGAATTGGTCGTCTATCAACCAGAGAATCGATAGGTCCCGGCGACGGGCGATGTCCCAGCCCAGATAGTACGCTTTAGCTCCGGTATGCGCTCGAACCCATCTGTCATCGCTAAAGATCAGGTCGGCCACCTCGCAGGGGGCAATCAGGTCATAGGGTAACCAAGCGCTGGCCTCATCCAACCACTGAAGCTCAAATTCCGTAGCCCAAGCATCGGGGTCGTTGATGGCCTCCCGCAGTTGCTCCACGTCGCGGGGCAAGCCATCGGCCACCGCCTGGTAGATGTCCACCTGGTGGCGGCTCCACTGCTCATCCGTCCCGGTCATCAGCTCATAGAACTTGTTGCCTTTGCCGTTGGGCGTGGAGGTGATCCGCAGCTTGAGACCGGGCTTGGAGATGACCGGGAACAACGCCTGCCAAATTTTGCGGCTGTCGGCGTGGAAGGCGAACTCATCTAGGAACACGTTGGCGCTAAAGCCCCGTGCGGTGTCGGGGTTGGCGGGTAGGGCGGTGATTCTAGAACCGTTGGGCAAGGTCACTTCCAGCGCTTTATAGCTGCCCTCCCAGTCGTAGGAGAGGGATTCAAAGCCCACTTGATAGGCGTTTAAGTGGCGCTTAATGCCCTCCTCCATCGCCTCCCTAGCTTGGCGTTCCCCACGGGAAAGAATCACCCAGCGCTCTCGTCTGCCCTGGCTCTCGGCGTCTAGGCAATCGTCGGCAATCTCCAGGGTGGTGGTAAAGGTTTTGCCCGTCTGTCGGGCGAACATGCCGATCTTGAAGCGTTGCTGATCCTTCAGCCACCGCTGTTGATAGGAGTAGAGTTCAATGGCTGGCATCGCTCTTGCCCTCCTGTTTGCCCTGGAGGTACTGATCGTTGATGGCCTCCCGCAGCGGCTTGCGGGGGGTGTCGTCGCCCAAGGGGCGCTTCTCCTTCTTGTCCTCAGAGGAGCCCATAAATTTCCTGCCTCACACGGTTAAGGGTCTCAGCGTCCAAGCCCTTGGCGGTGGCTCCCTCCTCCAGGGATTTGAACTTCGCCTCCACTTTGGCCCGCACCTCCTCGGCAAACTTCTTCTGCTGCACCGCCGCCCGGTTCAGCTCGGCAATGCTGCGGGTCAGCTTGCTAAAGTCTTGGGTCTCGGCGTCGATGTCCATGTCCATCAACACCTGAAAGGCTTTCTCCTGCGCCAGGTTCACCAGCGCCTCACCCATCGCGTTCTGGTCATCGCCCACCGCCTCGGCAATCGCTTTGGCCTGTTGGCTGGCCACCCGCAACGCCCCCAGCTTCTTCTCAAACTGCGAGCCGTACCGCTGCAAGGAGGATTTAGAAATTTCTAGCCCCTGCTCCGCCAGCCAGTCGGAAAGCTGCACATAGCCCCCAAAGCCACTCGCCACCAACCGCCGATCCAGTTCGGCGCGAATCTCGTCAGGGAGTTGGGTAACAGCAGATCGAGCAACCATAGGGCAACAGGGTAAAGGGTTCTCTCTTGTCCC